CTGGACCACAAAAATCACGTAAGATATCTAAAAGAGCAGAGATACACGTGATAATATTTTTTGTACGGTATACACCATAAAAACGTAATGCAGTCATAATCAATACTTCTACAAATTCGGAATCCGTAGTTTCTAAATTTGACTGCGGCCGTATGTCGCGCTTACGTAATGATCTTTTTCTTCTTTGACAATAACGCAACATTTGTTTAGGGTTGGTAACCCAACCCATTGCTTCATCTTCTAAAATCTGTTCGGAGGATTCAGATGTATCACTATATACTATTTCATGTTGCGACAAAAACTTCAGTCGCTTAACAATAGCAACATATCCTTTACCTCCACAACAGCAAATCTTATCATGTAACGGAAACGAGAAACCTTGATACAGCAAACCAAAAAAGCGGTCAAAGTCACGCTTATAAGTTTCATCATCAGAAATTCCGTTACAATAATTGCACATAGTGCTTTGTATCATAGTGCAAGCCTTCGTCATACTTGCATCACTCACTGCACTGTCAGAGTTATAGCCAGCCAATAGAAAACTTTCCATCGTGCAAAATAAGTGAAAATAAACCTGAGTGATCCCTAATAGTATTAAACAGGGGTAAAAATATCTCACATATGATATCAATCCTAAAATAATGTACATTGATCCAATATTTTGACAATATCCCGATTTATGCCCTCTAAAAAGAGGTTGAATGCTACGAGTGTCAAGCCAAATTAGCAATGCCTTCTACAAAATCCAGATACACGAACGGCTTCTGACGTGAAACGATTCGTAGTGCATGTTACCCTTCTGACATAGTTAGTGTTCGGCTTTCTAGGCGCTACTGGACACGCACCAAACACCATGCACTGATCCGCCTACAGTGACCTGTTCTATCAAATGCAGAAGAAAACATCATTATCAGATATCAATAATATGCGTCTGCTCTCACCTTTCAGAACCCCAAAAATATTTTGACAAACACTAAAGAGGTCTAAGGTTTTACGCATAACAACCATTATATGTCGCAGTTTA